CTATTCAAGTTGCTTCGTTTTAAATGCTTCCTTAGCTTTATTGCCGGAATAATTGTAGTCGAGTTTTGATTCAGGTATCAACGCCTTGAGTTTCATAATAACGTCCGGCCCCATTGCTTGCCTTAAATAAGCATAGTTGTTCTCAATCCACTTCCAAGGGTCATCCTCTTTAAGCATCGCATTTTTAGCAAGTGTGAATATCTCTCCATATGCCGGACCATCGTCGTCGTTATCATCAGAAGGTCCGCCACTGTTATTAAGTCTCGCATAAGAAAGCGCCCTATCGAGTTCATCTTGTTTAACCTTGTACGCCCATTCCTTTTGTCGCCAAGCTTCATCCAGTTCATCTTGACTCATGCCATAAGCCCATTCGGTATTATAGCGTCCATCTTCAACTGCGTCTCTGTCCATTGTGTAATCCCAGTTCTGTTCATCTTGTTCCATACCATAATCAAAGTCTCTATCATCAGCAAATCTATTGTACTCTGTGCTATCCATACCTTGAAGCATATCCAGGATACTCATACGCTGAGACATTTCGCTGTTGTAGGCGTTTCTTGCGTTGTTCTGCATCTGCGGAATAAGATCGGTGAACTGTTGATTGTATGAATTTTTAGCTTGTGAAGCTGCGGAAGTCGCCCAGGAATTAAGTCTGCCGCCGGTCATAGCGGAAGCTTCGCCCATCGTGTTACCCATAGCCTGATCTCCAAGTCGTTGATACTTAGATTCAAGCGCTGAATATTCGGGGGTATCGTAAATAGAGTTAGGGTCAAACGCCGGGGCATTCATAATCTGATCAAACATTGTTTTTATTTGGTCCGCATAAGGTGAATTATACGATTGTGTGTAAGATTGAGGTTGCATTCCTGTCTTAGCGAAATGATTCTGCATGGTTGAATCAACGCTGCCTTGATCTAAATACGAACGTCCGTCCTGAACATATGCCGGTTTGAATAATACGTCCTCACCAAGCTTTACGTTCTGACCGTCCCACCCAATATCAGAATCTTTAATGCCGTAATCTTTCCCATAGGTGTTTAGGATATAATCCCTAACCTTTACCATTTGCTGTTTCTCGTCAATTGGATTCATCTGCAATCCCCCTATTCTTTGAGGAAAAATACCTCGATTGTACCTTTGATCTTGTCATAAAACGCCATCATTATATACGCCATGATAAGCCCAGTTATGCCGCCTGATAGACTCAATTCAATCAGCAATAGCCCTAACACTACACCAACAATAGAAAGCGCCCAGGGAATCAATTGATTGTTGAGTGATGAATGTTCTTTAAGTAACCACCCGACAATAAAAACAGATAGAAATAGCGCCATTTGAGGATTAGATACGATCATAGTCACAAATTCGTTGATAAATTCAGTATTCATTCATATGCCCCCTACCATGTAATTACGTTGTTTAGTCGCCTTGTCGTATTATGAAGCTTCTTTCCTTTAACCTGTAATGCCGTACTGCCGCCAGCGTCTAATGTGATACCAAAGTCACACCCTAGATTCTTTAACGTAATCTGCGCCCTTGTGATGCTTGAGGACGGTCTCACCGCTATGATGATCTTCTTATCTTTTTTTCTATAACCGATCACCGGCCTAAGTGTCGTTCTGCCAATGTCAGAGTATACGCCAGTAAATCCCGCCGCTGTCATATTGATTTTAGGAAGGATAGTACACCCGGAAATCGCAAACCAAACGTTTTTCTCGGATTTGATTGATAGAAGTTCTTTTACTGCGACGTTACCGTCTTTATAAATGATCAGTGTTCCTGCAGGTTTTCCATGAGGTTGACGATCTGATAATACATCACCCTGGTCCACCAGGATTCCTAAAGGGTATGTCTCACCGCTTGCATGATGCCAGAAGTAACCACCATTGACGAAATTGTAATATTCTATACGATTTGGCACGCAATCCACGATACGAAGTCTTAAACAAAATGGGTCCAGTTCTACAACGTCAGTCAGACCGACCTTTGAATATCGCATATCTCACCTCTCGTCCCAAAATGCACGTTTCAAGCGCGAGTCACAATGAATGAAGGTACGGTAGAATCCAAACCCACCACCGAGACCATCGGCAGCGCATATCTCATACCATTTCTTTTTAATTGCTTGGTAATTTTCTTCTTTTCTTAGGTAATATGGTAACAGAATATCCGTCGCAATTCCAATAATGTGATAGGACGTGTCAGGACTTCCGATCTTTCTGTTATATTCCAGTGTTCTATACCCTGAATTAACGGACATTGGCTTTGCGTACCAATCTCTTAGCTTTTGAAGTCGCTTGATATGAGCGATTACATCAGCATTTATAATCAATTCTCCATTTGCCGAACACTTAAATTCGTTGAGATTAAAATTCTTTGTGATCTGTCCATCGAATACCATCATTTTAAGTTGTTCCACGTTATCACTCCTTTAGTGGACAATACTTCGCTGTGCAAATACCCGGATCGCGTGGGTCTGATTGAAGGGCCATGCACACGCAATAGCCCTTCTTTTTCGGACAATATAAGCTGTTCATTCAATCACTCTACTTCGTAATAGCAACTCTATTTTGGTTAATTTATTCATAAATTTTGGTCTTTATATCCTTTGTCAGAGCGCGAATTTCTTTTATATCTTCATGGATTTCAATGGACCGGCAATCGTGTTCTGTGAGCTTCTTATCAAAGGTGTCTGTTTGCCTACCAATCGAAAATTCAAGAAGTTCCAGCGCTTTTGCTATGTTATCCGTCGATTTTCTGCTTTCGTTAAGCGCTTCTGTGTTGTTGTGTACGACTATGTTTAGTTTTTCAATTAGTGGTTTAAGCGACTTTACAAACGTTGCATATGACCAGAAAACGACTGCCAAAGCTGCTATTCCGGCGCCGTAGTTTTGAATATCCAATGGCGTCATTTAATCACCCCTATTCTTCTTGAATTGTTGTTCCTGTTGCGTCTACCCAATCTGTGCCGCTGTACCAGACCGGCTTGCCTAATGTTGTATGAAAGAAAGTCATTCCTGGCAGAACCATGCGGTCGCCATCATCCGTGAAAGCAGCCGTATTTTCTGCCGCAGCCGGGTAGTTAAAGAGGTGCGAAACTTTAAGACCATCTGTTTCATCAGCACCGTAGACAGATAGACTGGAATCTCCCGAAACCTCCAGGTAAGTCGCGAAGGTATCTATTTGGATATTCCTACTATCATACACCGAGATATCGCCTTGAATGTTCTCCTCGTGAGTCTCCAACAACACGTTTGCAGAGTTTTCAATGCTGATGTTATGGGTGCCGTGGTGACATGTGATGCGAAGCTTTACAAGAGTACAGCTGCGTACGTTTATCGAGGCTGGGGGCACCCACGCATACAGCGTTACGGCTACACCTACAGGTGCTGCCAAATATTCGATTGGGAGTTCAGCATTTATATCGCCAGCGATGATATGAATGTTGTATTCCTTTTCAGGATTTGCAAAAGAATATGTCGCGAATGCCTCTTCAATGGAGGCGAATCCATCAAATAAGCTCCCATCACCACCAGGTGCTGGCAAAGTAGAGCTTACCTTAATAAGCAGCGGCAGGTTTACGTTGTTCACTTCGTAGTCACCGTGCGCTGTTACTTCCAGTACTGTGTCCGAAGTAACACCAGTCACTTCGAAAAAGCCCGACTTAAGCGGTGACCACGGGTCGTCCCCAGGCGTCGGGGCTACAGTTAGGAGGTCGCCTATGGAGACTTCAGACAAGAACTGCGTTCCGACACCTGTCAAGGTTGGGTCAGTGAAATTGGTTATAGTTCCCGTCAGTAGCGTGGCACTGCCTATGAAGACGGCTTCCGGCGCATCCGGCAGCGCGCTCTCTGCCCCAACGCTGATTGGTACGCCGTTGACACGGTATTCACCTGAAATATCTAGGTTTCCGCCATCATCAACTGAAAGAGCGTTCGAGCGAGTTGTGCCGTTGCCGTTGCCAACAACAAAAAGAGTGTTCTCTAGCGGATTATTATATTTCCCTACAACAAACTGCGCTTCTCGGTGTGCGATGTTTTTTACTCCAAAGCACGCTGCCGCATACCCACACACCTTGTTGTCATATCCGTGAACAAAAGATGCGTCTGCGTCTATTTCGTCCGTAATCGGATAGATAGGCGCTCCGACCGCTGTGCCGAACGTACCTTCTCGAAAAGGGTCGCCCTCTAAGTAGATGCGACTTCCCACAATGCTGCCGATCTCCCACTTCTCGTAGAATCCATTCGTAACCATTAGAATATGTGACATACCAGAAAACACGCTGGCGTCCGACACCGAGAAAGATGGATTTGCATAATTTAGCACAGGCGCAGGAGACGCAAGCATTGCACTTTGTAAAACGGCACCGTCAACAAATTCAAAAGGCCCCGCCATTGTGTACGAACCTCCGGCGTGCGAATCGGACGAGAGAGCTTGTGCATATGCGCCCTCGGCGTGACTGTTGCTTTCAGCCGCGTGCGTCCAGCGCCCCTCTGCGTGAGAAGCACTTCCACTCGCTTTAGTATTCACACCTTCCGCGTGGGAAGCAGGGCCGGTTGCTTTTGAGCCATCCCCTTCGGCATTTGAATAATCCGACTCCTGAACCAAGTTTCTACCCCTGTGCATCAAATAAACATTTTCGTTAAAATCAACGTTTTCAAATTGGCTCAGGTCAAGGCCGTCGTCAGTTAATTTGAATATGCGCGGATTGCCGGTAACTGAATGTCTGTATTCAATGTAAAGTCCGTCCACGCCCTTATATATAAATCCTTTACCATAGTCGTCGCCATATCCGGAGCCAATGCCCATTTCTATAACAGGTACATGGTTAGGATCGTCCGGATTAAACCAGATTTTCATTTTTTCCTGGCGTTCGTATTGATATACCATGACAGGTATTCCGGTATCTTCTGTTGTCATGTGATTGTGTGCTTCGGAATCCCAATATAAAGGCGCTTCGCTTGTGTCTGTATATTGAATCTGCGGTAATTCGTCAAGCCTTGTCGCGTGGATGAATTTAATGTAATTGTCCTCTATGTCGATGTAATCCATTATTTCAGCGCCGACAAGCAAATCTTCGGTTAAAAGATGGTCTACCGTCAGTCTTGCAATTCGACCTTCCTGAGCATAAAGAATATTTGTAATCACGGTATCGGAAACAATAAGCACCGCTTCTAAATTCTTTATTTTTGCAGCGTCGATCTCTAAGATGTTGTTGTCGTCTAAATTATGAAGTAGCCATTCAAGTTCTTTCCTGAGTTTGAAATAAGCATCGAATAGATTGTTCAGCGTTTCTTTGTCGTTCTTCCCGGCTTCGGGATATGGCAGCATTATAACCTACCCCCTATTGAAAGGCGTTTAATGGCTCTCACAAGCACGTTTCCGGTACCAGTTACCTTTAGTCGATACTTATTACCCCTTACTCTAACAGGTATCTTTACCACCCTGTCAGTCGTGCTGTTGTAGGTCTTAATCGACTTAAACTCACTTCCGGTATAGTCAATATACACTTGGATTGAGGAACCGGTTGAAAGTTCTGCATGAAGTTCAATGTGAGTAACAAGCTTATCGTGAAACGCGTCTCCGTCATAATAAAACGGCGTTACAAAGTTCCAGGATATGCTTTCTGTACCTGAACCAAACTTATAAAGTTTTCCATCCGCACATAGCGCATACAAGTATCCGTTAAGATATGCAAATTGAATCACGTTGAGAGAATCCTCTTTGTGAATCAGTCCGGTTTCCGGGTCGAATACGATCAGATGATAATTCGTCCCATCATAGACTGACGCAAAGAGCTTTTTATTGTCTGTGCCTAAAACACACGCTACAAAGGGTATTTCAAGGTCTTGTGTAATCAACCTAGGCAATCCCCCACTAAAGGCGAATATACCTCTTGGACTAGCGAAATACAGCGTGTTATTAAGCTCACAATAGGCGTTTGATAGTACCCCTTGCCTGACCGTCTCTTGAATCTGAAAGTTTGCCGGTTTATAGCCATATAATTCGTGCATTGAGGTTTCTGTTTGGAATACGACGTGATTTTGATAAGCGGTTATGCCTTTAATATCACCGTTACCGGCAATGTCCGCAGCCCACGAATCATTCACCGTACCATCTAAATCCGAAAAATCATCCCAAGTGGTATGATCTCCAAGTTTTGACGCATAGACATTTTGTCCTTTAACACCGAATATCCGGTTCATATGGACCGTTACATAGTCAATGTCCGGCGCTGTGAAAGATGCAAATGTTCCGTTTACTGTGTCATAAGCCTTTTTATCTGGGAAAATAACGATGTACTTATTAAATTCAACCATCGATTTAGGACCAGCGGTAACAGTTCCCTTCACAACACCATCGTATTTAAACGACGTTCCTTCCACCGTAGCCAGCTTGAGACCATCAGAGAACAATGCCGTAGCGCTTGTAAGCGTTGATACTAGCGTTCGCGGTTTCCTGGGATGAATGAACGGAAATCTATCACTTGAGAGGTTTTGCATATCTGTAAATTGATTGTTTTTTACAGTGTCCGTCATATTGAGTCCTAAAAACTCGCCTATAACGTCCGTATTTAGTTCAATGTTTCTAGGCTCAACCAAATTCAAGATAGCGCACCCCCTTTACATATAATTCGTGAATCTTGTTGCGGTCTTTGTAGATGATCTGTTTACATGGTTTCTTAGGTCCATATAGGTATTCATATACTGACCATAAGACAATTGGTACAAATCCTGCCTTCCATCCTCTAAATCTATCTTTGCATAGAGATATTCCTCATAAATACGGTCAAATTCTTCAGGAACGCCTAATGTATCAGTCGTCGCGGTCATGGTGACGTACTCTGTGTTGTCATAAACGTTCTTTGCAAGATATGATTCAAGATCGTTTAGGTGTCTGATGTAGTCCGCTTCCGTAAAGTTATTCGGTTTTGTTGCGGACACAATCGCTATTACATCAGAAATCAGCATAATTCACCTTCTTTCTAAAAAAGGGTAGCCGAAGCCACCCTAAAATTTTGATACTACCTCATTGTCGAATCGTCTGACGAGTCCTCTCAGGTTTTCGGCACCTTCCATAAGCTGCCGCTCTGCCTGGTCAATCGCCATATAAACGAATCGAGGAATCATTACCTTTTTACCGCGTTGAATTTGATAATTGCGTCCGTTGATCGTTACAATAATGTCGTCTTTGTAGGTGTCTCCGTCATAGATTGCCTTAAATTCAACCTTCTCATTAAGCCACGCGGTTCTTTCAGCTTCTTCCTGGGCCTTTTTAGCCGCTTCCGCTTCTTCAATTTCAGCCTTGCTCATAGTCTTTACCACTTCTTCAGCGACTTGTTCAATAACTTCCTCAGTAGTTTTCATTCTTGCCATTATTATTCTCTCCTTTAATAAAAAAATGGGAGAGGGATTATTCCCTCCCCCTAGTTAATTCTAGTTTGCGTCGGAGTTAAAAGTTGAAGCGGTCTCAATTCTCAGGATAAAGGTATCTGTGAGAATCTTAGCGGTCTTAGTCGCCTTCCAACCAGTAGTCGCACGTTGGTTGAGTGGGTCAGCAGTACCGGCAGAACCAAGTTGCTTGACGATGAACTCAAGTCCACCACCCTCAACATCAGTTGTACCATATGCGTCTTTACCAACAATCAGAGTGGAATAAACCGCTCTACCTTTGGCACCAGCTTCGCCCGGATACATAATGTCAGAGGAACCAGGGGAACCGGAGACAGTTTCGTTTACTGTGATTGTAGCGGCACCGGCAGAACCAGCGGCGGCACTTGCAACCGTATAGAGGTAGCCTTTAACGATTACAGAACGTCCGACAAGCGCAGCGGCATCACCAGCGGTGAGAGCTTCGTCCATAGTGAAGGTTTTAGAGGCGACGGACGCAACACCGAGGTTTCTGTTTGCGGCAGAAAGATCGTCAGCGGTAAAGATTTTAGCTTCAGTCGTTTCAACAAAACGAATACCGTTCAGGCGACCAATCTCACCGTTGAACATTTCTTCAGGAGACGCGTACTTGTGCCAATCTTCCCACTTGGAATCACTTCTAAGATCGTAAGTAACGTCCGGATGGATAATACCAACAAAGTCTTTGCCAATGGTACGCGCTTTGTTGTACTTCATGTTTCTTTGAGCGAGAGTCGTAGTCGCAACACTCATGTAATGGTTTCCACTTGCTTCGCCACCAACAAGCAGATAACGAGCAGTAACGCTGTTTGCACCGTACTGAACGTTTGTACCACCGTTGATAATGTCTCTTGTAACCGTATCGAGAGTTTCACCGGCTTGCTGACCAAGAAGCTCAGTCGCTTGAACCAGGTTATTGTCGATAGCGGTCAGCATGAGAAGGTCAGACAGCGTTACATAGTCACCGAATTGGGAGATCGTAGCGGTAACGTTGCTTACTTCGAGGGAACGTCCATCTGGAGTTACACCCTCAGTAAGTGGCGTGAGCGCTTTCGGGAATGGAGTATACTTTCTAAATTCAATCGTTTTGCCTTTACCTTTAGGAATCGGCTTTTTCTGACCGAACTGATCATGCACCAGGTAAGGTTTCGCATTGTCAATCAGATAATCAGAGTAGTAGGTTTTCATTTCAACGGATAGATCACTATCAGTCGTAACTTGCGTGTTAAGGTCAAACATCGCAAGGTCAATTTCTCTTAACAACATATCGTTCATCGAGCTTAGCCCCTTTCGTTTATCGGCCCAGCTTGACAGTTTCGCCCCTCGCGGCTCTTTGTGCAAGCTCGGCTCGCTCTTTTGGTGTGAGTGATGATACATTCTTCTGAACAACAGAACCATCCTTTGCAGACGATGCAGCTTCTTTAGGTCTGACACCCTTTGCCTGAATGTTCTTGATCGTCGCTTCTTCGGCTTGCTTGGCGACGTTCTTTTTTATGTTTTCAAGGTGCGTGATCTCATAAGCCCTTTTAAGAGGGATGATTCCAGACTTCGCGAGTCTGAAAAACTCAACGGCCACTTCGTCATTGCGACTTAGAAGCTCTGCAAGGTTAAAATCCGGGTAGGATTCTTTGACTTCGGCTTCCTCTTGTCGCCATTTGTTGGCTATACGCTGATTCTCTTGTTCTTGTTGAGTCATTTGTAGTGCCTTTTGTCCCCTGCGATACTCTAAATAGGTGTCCGGGTCCATGTTCTTTCGATAGGCTAAATCCTCAATGGATTCCGTTTTAAGGCGTTCCAGTAATGAGTCCTCAGAGTCAACCTCGTACTTCTCCATCAGATACTCCATTGTTTCGCTGTATCTGCCTAGCTTCGTCTCAATGTCTTTATACTTCTTGAGCCGCTTGTCGATGATGCCCTGGGTACGCTTGTGGAACGTGTCTTTGTACTCTCCATTGATTAAACCCTCGAACTCTGTGTCATAGTCTCTTTGTGGCGCTTCTGCACCTTCTGCGCCGCCTTCGACTTGACTTCCTTCCGCTTGGGGCGCGACTCCCGGTTCCGCACCTTCATCAAATAAGTGAAGGTCAATGTCGGAAAGATAATATTTGCTCATATTTGTCACTCCCTGCGGTCTCTCCCGCGTGTCGTCTGAGGTCTGTTCCCTCGCGTCACCGTCTAGTTACGGATTATGAAATGCCTTTCGGCTAATTGTTAGGCCCCGGCGCGAAAAGGAGGGGAACGCACCGGGTATGTGAAGTAAAAGGAGGGCTAATGTCGCCTGCGTTTCTTAGGCTTTTGCTTTGGCTCACTTATCCTCATACTTCTAAATTCATCTTGCGTAACGAGTCTTTCAACCGATTCCCTCATTCTAGGGGATTTAGGTCTCAATCCACGTTTAATAAGTTTTAGACACACTTCAGCAACATCAAGATACTTAAAGTGTGAATGATAACCATTCGGATGGTCCTTGTCCGGCTTTAACTTTGTATTGACCACAACGAAATGTCGCTCTGTGTCAAGAATAACAAATCTGTCATACCGCTTTACAACGTCTGCCATTAGGACCGCCCCTTGCCCTGATTATAACCTAATTGTCGAAAAATGTCGAAAAACTGATTTCTTGTGGATATTTTTTCTCAAGCTGCATCAATCCAATGTGTACCGTAAAGAATACCGCATCAATGATGGCCTGTTCCTGCTCGTCCATTAAAGGATTACACCGAATACTTAAATGACCGCTTTCCAGGACCATCTTTGTAATGTCCGGCTTCGGAGATATGTTCATTAAGGTATCAGACAGCGCCCACATTAGAGTTGAAATCGCCATACATACAGAACTGTCCGCGTGATCTCTTACGTCAATCTCCTGGTAGCCGTAATCATCTTTGTAAATTCGCACCTTGACCATTGTTTGCCCCCATTGGAATACCGAGGTCTACGCCCCTGTCATTTTGTACGATGGTCTTTAACATTCCGTTTTCCTGTTGTAACGTCTGCACCTGGGCCATGACCTGTTGTAGCATCTGCATGATCTGATCATTCTCTTTAACCATGCGCTTGATCTCGTCGATACCTTCAAATTGCATCATATCCAGCATAACGCGAGCTTCAATCGCCCTTTGAGGATTGAACACACCCATTTGAAACATTTCTTTTGCCATTTCATTATGCGCCGCCTGAGAGAACGGGTCGCGTTTCTCCGGCACTACCTTAATATCGAACACCGGTTTACGATACTTCGGTTCCTCAAAATCACCAGCCATCTGCTGCTGAACGAGTCCCGAGTTATCAAACTTGACGAACTCCATTTCTTCCTGTTCACCTATGCGATATGAGCGCTCAATGTCATAGAACTGACGCACAACCTCAACATAAAGATAGATTACCTGGCTGAACTTAGAATAGGTCTTTGCAATGATGCTTCTGTCAAACTTCCCGGCTGCCTGTTGCAAGGCTATAATTGCGGAAGCTGCGGTAACACCTTTAGATGTTTCACCCCTGGAAGCTTCATTGGTATTCGTGTTGTCCTTAAATTCCTCGATCTTCTGTACCCGGTGGTTCTGAATGTATGCTGGCATCGGATTCTGTACCATTTCTCGAATCATTTCTTCGCCAGGATTGCCGGTTACGTCGATAATATCATTCGTAAGGTCCGCGAACTGCTCTTTATCAATAGAGGATGATTTAGACACAAAGAAACGTTTGCGCCCGGTTGTTAAGGCGTTACGGATAATCATCTGGTCGATCTTATCAATGTATATCTGCGGATTCTTTCCAATGTCTATGAGTCCGAATCCTCTGATGTTGTTTTTCTCCGGGAATAGCGTATCGAAAACGAATGGATAATCACCATGATCATAGAATCCAACGTCTGCATACTCCGGGTCGTTTGCGCTGGCATACAGAAGGTTTTCGCCCACAAACTTTAGATAATGAATGACGATCTTACCCTCGGCGTTCGGCTTCTTATAATACCGGTCAATCACAAGACTCATGCCGTTTGAATCCCACGAATCATCTGTGAGGTACTTCTTCGGTTCGAACAACTTATTGGATTCAGATAAGTCCACGTCCGGGTATTCCATCTTTAGCATTTCATTGTCCACTAGCTTAGTCACATAGACGCTGGCAGACTCTTGAATGTCATTAATGCCCGGCTGGTGATAGATATTGTTGCCATCAATAGAAACAATCTTTCCGCTTCCAATACCGTCTTGTCCGTCCGGGTCGTAAACGACACCGAGTATACCACAACCATGCTTGAGCTTTTCCCACCAGTGTTGATCCCAAATATCCCTAAAGTCATTATACTCAAGCTCAACCGGGATGATCTTTGACAGTCTTTCCGCTTCCTTTATGTCGTCCGGTTCTCTTGGAAGAATATTAGCGGAAGGGTAGAAGTCCATAGCGCTGGCGTGCTTCTGCATGATCGTGTTCAGTAGATGGTGACTCGTCGGTTCCGGGTCGTCCTCGTGATTAGTGTTTCTAATGTAATCCCAGTGACGCGACTTGTACCATTCCTCATTCTCGACTCTGCGAGACTGTAATGCTTCACTTCCTTTTCGGTATTGCTCTAGCTGCTTGACTGACTCTCTAATGAGGGCCTTGTCCATTGGTTCCTGGTCGTTTTCCTCTTTGTCGCTGAATATCTTATCTAAAAAGCCCATGTCACACCTCCTTTAATAGTTACGGATGAATCCAAGTCCACCGACGATCTTGCGTGGTTCACTCTCTAATGGATTAAATCCTTTAGGCTGCGTCTGTTTAATGAGACGTGGTTTAACCGGCCTTGCCATACAGAAATACCGGCAGCTGTCGAGTGCGTGGTCCTCTAACTTAGTGTCAAGGTCCTCAGGTTTATTGGCATCGTGTATCTGCATCGGCATCGTCCTGATCATATGAGGGCAAGTCTTGAAGATGTACATTGCAGCCCTGCCTTCATCATCGAACTTTAACCGCTCTCTGACCTGTACCCATCCAGCCATACGCTTGTTATCAGCTTTGCGGAAGTGTACGCCATTTCTAGCCATGACCTCAGCTATTGATTCGCCGGTCTGAACGTCCCATATGGCTGGGTCCGCTATGCCGTCTATAAAGACACCTTGCGGCTCAAGTTCTCGCTCTATCTCTGCGATCTGCTTTGCTACCTGGTCCGGTGTGAGTCTTAATCCAACGTCCGGTTCACCTGTGCATCCATACCACTCTCTATAAAGGTACGCTACATCATCATGGTCAAGCGCCCACCATTGGACACTAAAAGGTTTTGAATAGCCCCAGTCGAAGGACCTAAACCGCGTCCACGTCCGAGGAATAGGGAACGGCTCGCAAACGTGAGTGAACTTCCTATCAAGGTAGCCATCGTCATTATTGCGGAACTCGCTGAAGAATTGCCCCTCGAATATATCCCAATCTCCATATAACAGCGCCTTCTTTTGATTCTCCGGCAGCTGCTCAAGTCTCTGAATGTATTTCGGGTCCGCTTCCATTAAGAACTTGTTCTCCTGGACCTTTGCCGGGATGAAGATACGATCTCGACCTATATCATCAATCCACGACTCACCGGGAGTATGTCCATCTATAAAGCGTGCTTTTACCCAGGCATGACCTACGCCGCCCGGGTTAGTTGAACTCTTGATCTGTTTAGGGAAGCTGTTAACACCCCTTATCCTCGATATGAGATAGGTATACATAAATTCGGTAAAGTGGGTAAGCTCGTCGAAGCGAATACAGTCATACTCTGCGGACTGATATTGAGTAACATCATTCTCAGAGTCGCAATAACCAAACTCTATTGTACTGAGTCCGGCGACGGTCCATATCTTTTTACTATCGTTATAGCTGCATAACTTCTGAGGATATAACGTGAGTGATACTTGCATGAGCGATCTCCGAAGTTCCGGAAACGTCCTTCTTAAAATAAGCTGTCTGCTTCCCTGGTATTTTAGTGCGAATAAGAGGGCATCTATTAATTGTGCGTATGATTTGCATTAACCTCCGCCGGCAGCGCCGCCGAACAACGTTTCGTCTGCTGTTGAATCTATAAATGATTTCTGCTTCTTGGTCAGCGTCAAATCTAATTCCATTGGATAGATCACCCCCTAGTCTTAACACCAGGCCAACTATGCCTTAAATTATCATTTAGGGTACAGTTGAGCCGATTATTCACGATTTATACAGTTAAAAAAGTATTTCACCCGATAATTTTGGCACTTTTGATCTAATTTGTGCTAATTCTATTCATAAGAATGTATAAATACATCACAAATCAATGAATATTATTCAATAACTTTGATGCTGACCTCGACTCCCTTATGCTCAACCGTCTGTTCGATCTCCTGTTTGTCTCTGTAATCGTGGTTATTCTTCAGATCGAAGATGATTCCGTTGGTTGCTTTGCCCTTGTCGTCTAGCTGATCTACCTTGTAGGCTTCGATTCTGGCGCACGCACGCGTAATCGTGTCAAGATAATCCTCGCCATAAGTCCTGTAAAGCGACAAAGCGGACCTAGTAATGCCAAGCTTCACACACATATTAATCACAGAGGGTTTGACTAAGAATTCTTCTACAACAACTGGTTCTCCGAGTCTGTTGAGTGCTTCGCGCTCCGCGACGATTGGCTCCCCATCATCTTTATAACCGGCTATGTAGTTTTCTTTTAGGACTGTATCTCTGGTGATCTCGTCGAAGTATTTGTTGATTGCATTTTCTAAGTCTGCTGCTGTTGGGTATTCTTTCTTGTTGCCTATTCCAGCCATACTTTCACCCCCGTGTGGATAATGTTGTGGATTGTGTGAGTTTTCGCCTTGATTTTACCATGATTGAGGGGGAATGTCGAAAAGTGTCGAACGATTTAACGTGGATTGAGTGAAGTTTCTTGTTTACATTGTGTTGGGTGTGTGTATAATGAGAATATAAACAACGTGGATTTGATGAACATTCAACCAAAAGGAGGAAATTAAAATGACTAAAACACAAATCGGTATCGGTTTCATGGTTAGGGGAATGCAAGCTGCTGGATTTGGACACGAGGAAATCACAGCGATGAAGGAAGCGATGATCAACAAAGATTTTCGCAAAATTCAATTCACTCCTGATTCCTACTACAACGAAGAAGATTGCGACGACTACAAAGAACCTAAGAAATAGTCGAAACGCCCTCCGGGGCGTCTACCTGGGGATGGTCTCCCGGTACTGATGAGACAGACCATAGGGGGTAACGTGGATTATGCAAAGTATCTGTGATTGTGTTTGGAGATCATCTACCACTTGTAAAGATTGTAGAAGGGAGAATGAAGATGGAATTATACGAGATCAAAGAAGTGTTGAGTTGGATGGCAATTTTAATGACGGTGTACTGCCTGGCATCATTTCAATTGATGTTGACGATAGCAAGGAGGTTACCGCGTGAAGATAAGGGTCAATATAAGCATCGACAAGGATTTATTAGAGCGACTCGACGTTAAGCTTGAGAAGGATAGATATAATCGCTCTGAGTGGGTCTCTAAGGCCATTCGCGATTATCTAACGGAGGGCAAAGGTTCTGCGAAGTGAACTCGTGACCGCTTCGCCGGGCCTTATGCTCACCAAAATAGGAGGGTTTTGAATGAGTAAGTTTGATATTTACAATAAAGATGGGGTAAAGATACTTGATAGCGTTGGATATTTAGACGTGGTGATGATGCTAAGAAATCATCCGGGAATAACTTATAGGAGGGTTAATGAGATGGAATATGGGACAGTGACATTTGAGGGTATTGAGTATGAGCTTACCGATCAAGCCGAAATGACTAGCAGACTGCTGCCTTATCGTAAAAACTACTTTGAGGTTGAGCATGGGGACGAATACGATTTTGAAATGTCGGCACCAGCACTCAAAGATGGCAAGAAATACATGGTTTACTGGATATTCAGCGAAATTAAAGGCCAGGAGCCGGAAGATTTGTCCGGGTATGATTATAGCGTTGTAAACAGAGTTGAAATTTATGAATAGGTAAAATAAAAAGGACTCCGGTTAAGGGGTCCTTTTTTTAGTGCTTCAATGCTTTTTAGGTGTGACCAACCAAAAATCAACACTTTCTGAATAATAACCATTTGATTCTCCATACCATCTGATTGTCACATATCCTTTTGCTGTCGCCAATTTATAGAATGTCCATGTGTAGCTTTCTGAATACTCTTTGCCTGGCTCGTCGGAATTTGTTACTTCTTCTGCCATTACAATTGGTGTGCCGATTAGGTTTGATAAATCTCCGCATATGTCCTCGATAGTCACACTTTCACAACAATCTTTATAATGAAACATTTCGAATATGTCTCCGTCTTCACAAACAAACCTAAGGTGATCGTTTCTTTCTTGGTCTATGCTTTTCAGCGTCTTACCTAGAAGCATTTCAATTCCTTCATTCATCATTTTCAACTCCTTATTTATGATCTGAATCCTGTGAAGTGTTCTATGAAATGAAAGAAGTCATAATTGTATCCGTTGAATGTAAGATCGCTGCCGCGCATGGTGTGTTTTATAACTCGTTTGTTGTATTGATTCTTTCTACTCGATCGCTTTGATTTCTTTTTCATCCGATTCATCCTCCAATCTTGCTAGAAATGTACCTCACCGTCGTCTAGTTGTGGCGATCCGCTTTGAAAGTCTCCCAGTTCGTAATCTCCGGTGTCGTGATCTGTGGTGTCTTTCTTCTTTTCCATCAGAAATTCAATGTTTTCTGCGGTGACTTCTGTTGTGTATCTGGTTTCGCCCTCGTTTGTCTTGTAGCTGCCTGTGGTGATCCTGCCTTTTATAGCGACTCTGTTACCCTTTTCGAGATACTTGGCAGCATTCTCAGCTTGCTTTCCCCATACTGTGACCGGAATAAAGTCTGCTGTGGGGTGACCTTTGGACTGGGCTTCTTCTTTTTTCTCTTTGCTTAGGTTCCGATTTACTGCGATGATCATTCTTGTTGTCGGTGTGTTTGTTGATGGGATATACCGTAACTGTGGTTCTGATGTAAGCCTTCCGATTAAATTCACACTGTTCAATATAATCTCTCCTCGTAATATCCATTCTACGGTCTGTAACGTGCGCTAAGTCGCTTGTTAGAGACTTCGTTTTGTGTTTGCCTACCTTCGCTATGGGTTGATGTGTTACACCTTGTAAATGACCACTAATACACCCTCGCGCTCGTTGTACTTCTTACTGTGTTTTCCTTCAACGATTTGCTTATCATCGAGGTAGGCGATTTTATTTAAAGAATCCTCCACCGATTTTTGTATATTACTATTATCGGGCTTCTTCGTCGGCCTGATCTCGTCCGCTAACATAGCTGCTCTCTTTTTCTTGCTGGCGCTCATTGGGACCGGAACGTCGATGTAAATATCCATCCCTAACGCGCCTTCATATGGTGTGTGATCTGGATACTCTTTTGAAAAGCACCATTTAACGTAATTTTCATAGTTGACCGTCTCTTTAGGTGTATAGGCGTGTCCGGTCTTTGTGACTCTAGCTCTCTGTTTTGCTTGGGGTCTGCCCGGAATGTAGAATTTCAGCACGTTTAATCCTCCTAATGGTGATCTTATCTTCTTCAATAGTGAAGTCCAGGTCATATTTTTCAAAGTTTTCAGCGATTGTCTGTTTGTCAAAGACTCTAGGATATTCAAGCATTGAGCAGAGATACATTCTAGCGCTGCCTAACTTGACTTTGTAATGATCTATCGTTTGATTAGCCAGGGCGAGAAGTCTTTCCTGCTCGTCCTTCTGCTTTCTGATTGGGTCGATGGCCTTTCCTAGCTTATCATTGAGTTCGTCGAGCTTCTTATATTTTTCCTCAAGTTCTTTGATCTGCTTCTTAGCTGCTTTTAACTCTTTAACTTTCTCGTCAAATGCTCTTTTCTGCTCTCTCATGGCCCATTGTTGATTGTCGTTCATGGTTTACCCTCCTAAAATTCAAATATCATCTGTTTGTTGTGTAGTGTCGCATAGTCGTGTTCTCTGATGGCCCCCGGACTATCTGTCCAGTTGTCCATAAAGTAAACCGCGTCGCATACGTCGATCATCGAATAGCAGATTCTCATATATTCATGGTTCTCAAATCCATCTGGCAGTACAGCAGGATTCATCACAGTATGTCCGATTTCTTTTAGTTGTTCCGCTGTCTTTGCAAATCTCTGTCTGTAATCGTCGTACCCGGTGATCTTACCGGCAATATATACTTTCATGTATTCACTCCTTCTCACTTGTGGGCTTTAGCGACTTAATCTCTTTCTCAAGTCTGTTTACTGCGTCTACCAATTCGTTGACTTTATTAGTTGTTTTTTCAAGTGCTTTGCATAAAGTGTCAACGTCTTGACGTGAGTTGTGAATTATCCCATTGTTAAGACCTGTTCTGAATACAAGTTTCAATTTATCAATCATCTAAATCATCCTCTGAATCATCATCTTCAAAGTCATCTAATTCTTTCAACCCTTGCATAAACTCTGTAATATCAACGAACATCAAAGCGTCACACAATTTTTCAGGAATATCCACACCTGAATCATAAATCTGATCTTCAATTCCTTTTTCTTTAGTGCTGTAAATACCTCTGCTTTTTTTATACCAAGTGTTTACAAAGGTTTTTCCATCAATCTCAGCGGTGATCTTACCTTCATCTGCTGTTATCTCAATCGTTACTTTATTCATCGTTTTAATCCCCTCTCTAATTCGTATAACCCTTCATTCCACTATCTCAAGTGGACAGTTTGACATTAATTCTTCCCATGTGTTTTCAATGTCATAGTCGTATTCAGGTTGCAAATTACAACAGTCGTTACTATCAAGCATCGGACATTCCATGCAATGCCACTTTTCCATTTCAAACTCAACTGTAAATTTCATTACTGCGCACTCCCCTTCTTATTTCACATAGTCAAACAACACCGGCGGCAGCTTATCTATAAATTCTTCATATAGCATATTCATCAAAATTCTCATATCGGGATGGGCAGCTAATGATGATCTGAGTTTTATGACGTGTCGCCACTCTCTGATGTTTGCTGTCATTATGAGTTCTGTTTTAAGCGATAATGGAAGTACCGCGCGGGCGTTTTCTGGCTTTTCTCCATAACCGAGAAGTAATTTATATATCCATTGATCGTTTTCGCATTTTTCTTTCCACGCTTTGAAAGATACATCGTCTAAGTCAACTGGTGCGATCACTTCAATATCGTCATACTTTACATACCTCGTTGATTCCTGGCTATATGACGCTATTCTGTGACGCGTCAGTTCGTTTGCTATGGCCCGGTCGGTAATAATCCTCACTGTGATAGAGACGTGTTCCAAGACGGACTCATGGCCCCTGCGGATGATGCTCTTAACAAACTTCTCAGCCGAATCGTCTTTGATATTGCCTTCGGATTTGTAGCAGACACGTCCGCAAATTTCCAATTTCTTGAGTATCGCGTCTTTGTCTATGTTGTCGATGATCTCAACCGATGGTCTTACGATCTTCATAATATCCCTCCTTGATGCGTTCCAGGGTCCTTTGCTCTTTTGCCGGCCAATGTCTTGTTACATCAAAATCTCTGATCTCTTTATCTTCCTCGATCTGTTTGAGTACCAACCTTACGTCTCCTAATTCCTCAGATAAATGCTCAACGTCCCCGGACAGGTAAGCTTCATACACCTCATCAACTTCTTCGTGCAGCTTCGCTATTTGAGCTTCGATGCCGAAATGCCTGAATATTTGACTGCGTTCCATTTTGCCCATGAGTGACTATACTCCCTTCCTATTACCTCGTCTCTTTTGCTGTTTCTTTGATCAATGCCCTGTCTAAATGCCTTGTATCCTTCGCAATTGCTGTGACAATACAAATGTCTATCGTCACACCCTTTGCATGGACATTCAACCACACCTGATCACCCCTCGGAGATATTCAATCGAGGTGAATGTCTTAAAGATCGTGCGGTATAATTTCATTTGTCCGTCTGCTTTGAACGTACTCATTTTAGGTATTTCTTCATAACCGTTGGTTTCCATGTATTTTTTCACTTCGTCGATTATGCGTTGTTCCACTTCGGTAAAATAAACCTCGGCATTTCGTTTTGTTCTGCCCCTCAGCACTCTCTTTTCATACTCCGCTTTTGTGCATAGTTTGTGTTGTCTGCAAAATGTATGGAGATCGCCGTATTTGTTTACTATTTCGTCCATCAAATTGTATTTTTCATATTCTTTGAATTGATTTGGCGTTGGGAAGTGATTCTGTCCCAACCTCAACATCAAATCAAGCACCTGTTCTTTATAGTCGTCCATGCCGGCCCTCCTAGAAACTGTTTTCTATAAGCCATTCAATCATCAGGTCAATAACGCTGTCTGATGCAGCTTCGTAATTGTCGGTCCTGATGTGCCAGTGTCCATTGTGATATTTGATAACAACGTGTTCCGGATTCATGTCAAGGACCGTCATCGCGTTTAAGAAGTTTGTGTCTCTGATTGCTTCTGCGCTTAACTCTATCGTTTTTTTGCTATACATAATCAATCGCCTCCGTCGCTGCTCTGATTTCATCTTCCTCGATGTATTCAAGTTGCTCAATTAACGCTTCCAGGTTATAAACACCATCAGACAGTATATTATCCATGAGTTGATCAAAAACTTCATCCGGTCCGCATTGCTGTGCGATATTCTCAAGGACTCTGATTAACGGATTCATGCTTCCATCACCCCCGCAACGTCATAAAGTACACTTGCTGTCTCTCTCATATCGTGCATTTTGGACCAGTATTCAATCCGGATGAACTTTCTAATCTCTGCCGGGTCCTCTGAAATGTAATAACCTTTGCCAAAATTCACAACCGGAACGCCTGATTTACGCAGCTTCGATATTTGATCTCTAATCAGTCTGTCCGGATAACCCGTTATATCAACGAGGTCTTGTCTCGTCCTGGCTTCCTCTGGTCCTATGCCTAAGTATTCAATCATCGTAAGCGCCCTCCCCAAGATCACTTAATAATGCTGCAAAGTCAAATAGTTGATTTGCTACTTCTTTTCGTCCATCTTCCGGCGCTGTTTGCCACGTCGCTTTAAGTAATTTTGAGGTTTCCTCAATCTCGTCGCACAACCAATTGACTAATGCTTTCTTTACTACCTCGTCAAATTCCTTTTTTAATCCATTTTCGTTCAAATCTAGGTGTAATTTCTTCCAATCCACGTTATTCGCCCCCAATAAGTTTTGTTGTTTGCTCGATCATCAATTTTACATCGTTTGGCAGCTTATCATATTCCATCTTCTGCTCTGATTTTATCTTGTATGACTTGATAAATTGACTCTGTACGACGGTTTCTAGTTCGCCCATATCCATTTCGGCCCATGCTTTAAGCGCGTAATGGTCTCCGATTGCTGACTGTATCTCTTTCGGAAGGAAGTCGTATTCGCGTTTCGCATTGTAAATTCCATTCTTGAGCGCTTTTCTCACAAGCGCCCATGCTTCCTGGCCGGTCATTGGTTCGACCTTGCCTTGAATTACATCAATCTTCTCAATAATGTCCGCAATCGTCGGGGGCCACTTTTCAACCCTTCTATGAGATTTTACCGCAGCCATTACTAAATCTGAGCTGTATTCCTTGAGATCATCCATCCATATTTCAACCATGAGTCTTGCATCATCCGGCTTTAATTCACTGGCCCATCTTGGATATGACACCCGAATGTAAGTCATTATCTTTAACACTTCTTCTCTCGTCACTAATAGTCACCCCTTTGTAGCATATCCAGGAATACATTGTCCGTTCCGCTTTTATCGTTGTATGTCCCCTCGCCAATTTTAATGAATTTATCTTGCTTCAATATCCAATCAATATTACATCCGGTCCATTTGTTATTTCTTCCGCTCAAAAAATCACTTTTACCAACATTACTAAACACAGCTTCAAAAGCATTGAGATCTCCATCAACTTCTTTCCACCTTGCTTTTATTAGCCGTTTCCTTCCCTCTGAAAGCATTTTGACTCTCGGTAAAGAAGGACATAAAGAGTGATATAAATCAATAACCTCTTGATATGGTATTTGTTTGCCGCGCGAACTTTGTTCGCAAGATATAGATTCGGATAAGGATTCGGATAAGGATTCGGATAAGGATAAGGATTGGATTGGATTAGGCGGAAATTCGCCGCAACTCGCCGCAAGTTCTTTATCTTCGTCGCAATTTACTGCAAAATTTAGAATTTCGTTAAAAGTAAACGTTTTTTTCCTTTTTAGATTGCATGACGGACAGGTAACTCTTAGATTTTCAAAAGTTGCTCTTCCGCCTTGGTTCACCGGTACAATATGGTCAAAATGAATTGCTCCGGTATTCATTTTGATAAGATTTTTGGCGTCCAATTCAAACGGATTCAGATTTTTTCCACAACTTCCGCATTTAAATTTTGATTCTTCCAAAATCGCAATTTTCATTTCTAACGACACAAAACGCCTTAAATACCAATCATTAATACTCGTATCAGTGGGGTCTGGCATTTTTTTCTTGCTATCCCTGACTCTTTGGTGTTCGTTCCAATTTGGAAAAGCTGCATATATATCTTTCCTTGGTGTTGACGTGTAAAATTCAATTTTCCCGATGCCGGATAATTCAACAAGAGCTTCGTTAATATCAAACTGTGTTATTACATCGGTTTCTCGTGGATATAATCTAGCCAACATTATTTCTGTATCTGCATTAAAACGTCCGTAGTCGTCCGCATATGTTATTAGTCTTTTATATAAGTCTTGTGAAAATATAGAACATGACGCCAACCCCCTAGATGAGCAGATTGTTTCCTTGATAATTCTATTGGGCAATTTTTATCATCCCTTCAATAATCCATTAAAAAATGTTCATTAAACAGCTCTAAAAATTGCGTCCAATTTCTTGATGTTTTGGCTATTTCAACAGCCATTTTAAAAGTATATTCATCCACAACGCAATCTTTCAACATACTCCTGACCTTAATATCATTATGAAGCATATTTTTATTTTTTAAGATCGCCCTTACATACATTTGTTTTGAGTGCATTGGATTTTGCTTTTGATATTCTCGATTTGAACATATTCTATATGTGTAATTTATAACTTTATCAGCATCTTTCCTTGTTTCAAAATATTGATTGTAGGATATTTCTAAAGATTCATACACCTCGTTGAATCCATACCGCTTGATGTGCTTTTTTAGATTTTGTTTTCCGGAATCAGTCAAACCAACATTCATTTTATCTTCCAAGAACGTTTCTATTAACTCAACTTGTTCTTCTTCATATTTTTCTAATTCATTTTTCCACTCGACCATCAATTTCATTTGTTCTCTTTTTTCAGACAATTCTTCCATTTGGTTTCTTTGTTTAGTCACAATGCTATTATCATCTAATAATCGAGCGGACTTTCCGCTATTGCAGCTTTGACAAGCGGTAATAAGATTTAGCATCGTGTTCTTACCACCTTCTTTTACCGGCAACAAATGATCGATGTGCAATATAACATCCGGTGCTTTCTCACCACAGTATTGACAAGTGAATGAATCTCTTTTAAAAACTTCAAATCTCATTTTTTTAGAAATGGGTTTTCTTTCCGCCATTATTATCAACTCCTATCTCGGGTAATACGGACATTCGCCGTTTTCGTCATAAACTGGCACTTGAGAATTAATCATCAGTTCTCTTATGACGCAATCCTTTTCACGATCTCGGCAGTGAAAACAATGTCCGTTGATTACACCTTCAGCAAGATCATAAAATGCTTCCGGGTCCAGGTGAATGAGTTCCTTTGTGCTGCCCTCGTCTGTATAACTGATAGTTTTGCCTTTAAAATCCTTGATCATCTTATGACCTTCATTGTCTCCAACTCTTTCAAACAGTTCCGTCATAAATTTTCCATAGAAACTGCTCGACATTCTGAGATACTTTTTTTCGTTTGTACCTAGATATTTTTCATTCCGGTCAATGTACTCTTTGATTGCTTCGTGCATGACCAAAGTTATGCCGAACATTTCTCTTTCATTCCTGTTCAGGTAATTCCTCGGCATCTTCATCATCCACTTCGTCGTCAATGCTGTTTTTATCCTCAGAACCACGCTCAAACTGCAACTTTCTGATGCTAATTGCTTTAACTGGTATCAAATATCGCCCCGCTATGATAGTTCCTTCTTCGGTGGTTTCTTCGCTTATTACGACGCAACCTTTAACCTTCTTAATTTTAGTGATAAATTTACGCTGTCTTGACTCAACGTCCCAATGGTCCATTTGTGCATCTGTGCGAAATACCGTTTCTCGTTCTTCAAGTGTGTAGGCCATTATAAGTAGTTCCTCCCAAATACGTCTATGAATTCAATGTCCGGATATTTCTTGTTAAATTCCTTCTGCGCCCATCGTTTTAATTTAAGATCTTGCTGCCGGTTACCATGTACGCCCTCATTATTGTCTCTGTGGTGGTGAAAACAGAGATAGACACACATTCCATACTTCTCTGATATTTTACGATTGGCATATCCACCAAATATATGGTGTCGTTCTAGTGCTGTTTCAGCGCCACAAAACCAACATTTGCGGCCTTCTAACGTGTTGAAAGACATATTATTCCTCCTTCGTGTTGGTGGCATTTTGCGACCTAATCACATTCGTTTAGTTCATCTAACCATTTGTCCATACAATCTGTGCAAGTGTAAGAAGATATAGGTTTTCCATCCATAAAACCAGTTTCTCTAATTGCATATTGTCCAATTTGAATTTCACCATCACACCCACCCATGCACTTATGTGGTTTGCGACACTTCACTAACTTTTCTTTGTAATTTTCAATGTCGCCATCATCAAGACCATAAAATTGAGTATCGCTTATACTATAATCTTCTGGTTTATATTTCATCTAATGCGCACTCCCCTTCTACTTTGTGGCATTTTTCGAATTTTTTTCTGCACATTTTCTACAAGCAAAACGGTTTCCTACACCTTTGACTTTTATAAAAATTGGCACTTCATCAAGGTCTATGGTTTTTTCGCAAATAAAGCATTTTTCAAATTCCTTTGTTGTCATGCCATAAAATTTGCGTGAATTTAAAAAGTTTTTATGTGTCATTTTCCATACCTTTTCACCATAAAAAACAATTGAATATTTCTTCTCCGTCACTTTTACTAGCTCCATTTACTTCGCACTCCCCTTCTTATACGCTATATCCCAACCGCTAATTCGCTGAAGTGAATAGGTTTTTTGAGTACCTTTGTGTGTCTGCAATAGTCGCATAGTCCGCAACGGTCCGGTGTGACTTCTCCTTTTTTAAGCTGCTGTATTCTACCTAACTTCCATTCCATTGATTGAATATTCACGTCCATGATGCCCTGGTCTATTCCGATGATCTCAATGTCTGGATATTCTTCCTTTGTCGCCACCGCTAAATATGACGGCAGCTTCTTTTCGTGATTCTGTCTGACGACCTCTTGATAAACCGCCAGTTGAAGATCATATCCCCAATACTCAACGAAAGTCACCCGGCCTAAGTCTTTAACGAAAAATGTATCTCTTATACTTTTCATTACTTTAAGATCGACAATTGCCGTTTCAGGATGGTAAGCGTCGATTTTTATTTTAAAGTCGTGTCCGTATATCTTGCCGGTCATAACAATTTGCTTTTCGCCGTTCATAAAAGTCATAAAGAGTGGGTCTCGCTCTATCCTGGCTATGATTTCTTCAGCTTGTTTGAATTGTGCTTTGAGTTCGCCCTTCTGTGTGAAAATGTCTGGATTTTGCGCTTTAAAGCTCGCTAGGCTGCCCTCGAAATAACTATCAACGTAACTCCCGACTAACATAGGGATTGACGGTTCCTCTTTCCATTCTCCGCGCAGTTTCGCAAGCGCCCTAGCTTCACACCCGGTTTGTCCTAACGTTCCTACAAAGTCTTTATATTGCGATACAGACATATACTTCATATTCATTTCCGGGCTAAAGTAATTCTCATTGTTGAGTTGAGTGACGAGTTCGTTCATTAATCATTCTCCTTTTGGTTCGTAATGGTGGGCAATAATGAATTAAGTCTGCCAATGTCGCTTGGTTTATGTCCGTCCCACTTTGGCGCAAATTCTAACTCTTTCACATCAAACATTTTCCAATAAGGGTTCACGTCATAATGATATGTGTAACTTCCTTCGGGCGTTTCAATTCCAACGATGAACATATTTTCAAACATTGTGCCATCGTCGTGACTCCTGGACTTCCACGCTTTTTCTTTGTTTTGATTGCAAATGACGCTGAACAATACCGCTCTGTGATAATAAAGTTCATTGAACGTATGGTATCCGTCTGATACGTCACCAATTCCAGTTGTAGGTATTTCTAAATATGATTTTTTCATTTCTTCCAAAACCCCTTTTCGTCACTTGCGTTCTCGTATGTCACAAGAAAATCTTTATGGTATTTAATTTTTCCGCATTTGAAACACGCCAACTCCGTCCTGCGTCCGTTGCGGAAATTGATTTCATCACCATAAATATTTCTAATTACTCTGTATTTGTGTTTGCAAAATAACCGTTTTATGAATACCATCAACTTCGCCATCCCCTTCATCTGCGAACTACTTAAACTCAGCATCAAACGGTGTTCCAGCTAAATCCACCTCTTGATAATCAACGTCTGTTGCTTCTTTCTTTTCAAATGGATTGGTCTCGATGGTTGTGTCTTTAAAATCTGGATTATCAATATATTCAGGTTTTGGGTCATTTACATCACCTCTTAAAATGGCTTGGTCAAACGTTTGGGCTTGTTGCATTTGCAGACTCATAATGCCGTACTTTGAGATCAATAATTTCAGGACTGTCTTTTTACCCATAGCGTCAAAGTCCGTTGTCCATTTGGAACCTTTATAACCTTTTGCCTTGTCGTTCTTATAACTCGCTGAATACTGATTAGCGTGTTTCTCCATTTCGTCTGCTGTCATGTAAAGCTCTTTCTCAAATCCATTGAGAAGTTCAAAGTAAGCGTAATACCCTACGACTTTTCCACCTTGATTCCTGTCTGTTCCGCTTTGAAGTTTGATTCTCGCTTTGAATGGGTCCCACGATACAAGTTCATCCTCGTAAATCTCTGTTGCGTTGATGTTCTTATACTGACCTGATCTGATTGCAAGTTGGACGAATCCGCGATACATCATTTGAAACTGTGCTTCACCTTTATAGGGTACGATTGCCGCAAAACCTAAGTTCGGGTCAATTGGAAGGTCAAGGGAAGCTGCCACCATTGCAGAACGGATGATGCTGTCTGGATTGGCTTTTTCTAATAATGCGTTATTGCTCATAACGTTGATGATCGAGTTTTTAAAACCTTCTGCCTTGTCGCCCAACATAGCTTCAATTCGGCTTGAGATACCTTTGTTTGCAAATAGGTATTGCTTTACGATCTGTAAGTTATTCATTGTTTTCCTCCTTCTTTCATAGCGTAAAATAGTTCTGCCCATTTGATTGCAGCTAGTGTAACGTCTCTATCTTTCGAAAACCATTTATTCATACAAAGCATCATATTTATTTTTCTTGGAACCGCGTAAAGATTTTCAAGCTCGAAGTTGTTTCTATTACCATCAAGCGCTATTACTTGCCATCCATCTGGCAACTTTCCGTTTTCTTTTTCGTAAATGTATCTGTTTTTTTGCACCCAATTACTATTTTCTCCATATTTACGACCACCGGCTGCAAAATCGTCTCTTACTTTTACATAAATTTTTCCTGCTGATATTGTTTCACTCCCTATTGGTCTCGTTGGCGAAAAAGGATTCTTTTCTCCGGCTTTAAATTCAACGCCAGCGTGACCGTGATTTACTCCGAGTCGTCTACACTTGTGTTCTATTGATCTAAGTGATTGATTGCAATTAAACCGATCATTGAATTTCTTTCGAAGTTCTCTATAACTGTTGTCCGAAATGTTATCCTTTAAAAATTGCTTTTCTTCATCGGTGAAATTTCTGCGCTTCATCCTACCATCTTCTCAATTTGAGAGTTCTTTAATTTCCCTTCTGCCACAAGTTTATTGGTCCTTAGAACAATGTCAGCATTATTTATCATTTGTTTTGCAAGTGACGATATTGTTTGAGAGAGTATGTTTTCATCTTTGCGCTGGTCCATATCTAAACTTTCATCTACCGCGATGCTTATTCTTTCTCCGAGCACCTTTTGAAGCTCTACCAGTGTCATTTTGCTTCCTCCTTCATATCAGTGGCCTTTGGCGAAATACTTTCTAAATATTGCTCATGTTCTTTTTTTGCTTGGATTCTAGAATATGTATACCTACCTTTAACAAAATAAAGGTCATCTATTTTTTCAATTCCAAACAACTCTCTTAGTGTTCCTAAACGGAACTCAGGGGATTCATCATCCGAATAGTTGAAAGTTCGTTCGGATTGAGATATTTCTTTTGGTTCATCAGCAATCGACCACGATGCCACATGAATGTCATCATCGTTTTTTAATATTTGCATCAAAGCATCGTATGTCTTGGCTTGCAATGCTGATATTTTACGCATGGTTTTTTCATTAACAATTACTCCGCAATATTTACCAAACGAAAAATTGTAATAATTTTTATTGATACGCATTGTTGCGCACTTCCCTTCATTCACGATCTTCAATCTGTTTAAGTACATAATCCTCATGGTCCGTATTCGGTGATTCTTCTTCGGATAACAGTTCTTGGCTGATTAGATTGCCGTTATAGTCGATGGTGTGTCTGACTTTCATTCGAAATCACCCATTTCTTCTAAATCAAAATCCGTTGAAATCAATTGGTGTGTTTGTAATTTTACTGTTTTATTAACACAATCTTCAGAAGCGGTTATGTTGCACTCGATGCAATTAATTGTTAATAACTGAATTTCCAAATTGTTTAAATGTGTAGGTACACACGCTTCAAAATACACCTCTGCTTTTCCTGGCATATCTTCTAAAAACTCAATCAATGTTGATACTTTCATCGTATTAAACCCCCTCGCAATATTTGATTACCATTTGTCTTATAATCCCGGTGTAAATTTCTTTTAATTTAGGGTCTTGCTCAATTACATCAAGTTTGTTTGCTGTTCTTATTGCAGTTTTAGACGCTCCGTTTCTCATTAGTCTGTTTTGTAAATTTTCAACTCTAATTTCTAAATTTGCGTGTGCTTTCTTTTCAAGCGTTTCGTATGATTCGTGCCTAATCTTCAAATGTTCATTCTGACCACCGCCAAGTTTTAATGCTATTCTGTTGATCATGCGTTTGATTTCCAATCTCCAATCATCTTCAATTGGAACCATAGCGTCCTTTATCACTTGAACAGTACCTTGTATCTCTGTGAGTTTTCTTTCTTGTTCAAGGGCTTGCTGCGCCATCATAAATATAAATTCTGCTTGTGATTGCGGCTGTTTTTGTTGGTTTTGCGCTTTTAACTCCTTAATCTTAACGATGAGTTTTCTTCTGGACACGGCATCGTATCTGGCGGCGAGTTGCATAAGACCTTCTTCTGTCATTTCGTAAGCCGGTTGTTTTCTGTTATAAGCGTCCTCGTAATAGATCTCCACAAATATGTGGCGGTCTTCTTCGGGCAACTTTTCTTGTTCGTCCCTTATGTCTCGCATCACCGCGTCGTGTCGCTTTCCAAAATGCTCCGCCACCATACGACTGTCAGCTTTAACTTCGCCATTTTCAATTCTGATTAGTTCGTTCATGTTATAACCTCCTGTTTTCTTCGCTGAGCATAGTCCTTAACTTTCTTCTTTGTATTTTGTTCAACCGCAAGATTTCATCTGAGAGTTCTTCGATTTTGTCATTTTCTTCTCTGGCAAACATTTCTCCGCCAACGATTATAATTTGAACATCACCTTCGTTTGTTTTAAGTTGTAAATTGAACATAGTAGGTGTGTGTGTTCCAAACGTCTCAGAATCTGATGTTGTGTATGAAAAACTTATTAGCGTTGCGTTTTTTAAATTTGTTTTTATTCGTTCTCTAAAATCAATTTTTTTAAATTTTGTTGACCTAATTTTAAACACCCCTTTGTAATTCTAATCAATTATTCTTCCAAAAATGTACCGTCCGTCAACTTATCTTCAAAAAAAAGATATGAATAGTCCTTTCCGATGAACTTAATCAAAAAATCAATTTCGGATTTTCTCCAAGGTGTTCTTCCATATAACTTGTTTGTGAATGAAACACTTGATATTTCTAACATTATTGCGACTTGCTTGTGGTCAATATTCATTCGCGCCAATTCTGCTTTAATATTCGAATACATTTTGTCACCCCCTTCCATGTACCATGTGTCAACTGTAATATATTAGTTTTTGACTGTCAATACATTTTTTTAATAAATATAATCAAAACTTTTTGTTATTAAAACGTGGATTGAGAGGTATAATATATCTAAGTGAGGTGAATTAAATGTATTTTTCGGGTGATCGTTTGAGGAGCGTAAGAGAAAGAAGGGGGTATGACTCAAAAGTCGTAGCTGAAAATATAGGTGTGACGCCTTCTGGATATTCTAAATACGAGAACGGAATTAGTTTTCCGAGTGAATCTGTGTTAGGTAAGATGGCACTTTTTCTAAATGTATCAACTGATTACTTAATGGGATTTGATGATAATGATATTCTAAGCAAAGCAGAAAGAAATAATCTAATTACATCAAATTTGAACGACGTTACCAATGTGCCAATTTTGAGTTATGTAAGAGCTGGAGAATCGTGTTATTCATCAGAAGATATTGAAGGTTATTTTCCGGTTCCAAGATCTGAAATTAATGGATACGAATGTTTTTTTCTTAGAGTTCGTGGGGATTCAATGAAAAACGCGCGAATAGAGGATGGAGATTATGTATTTGTTAGAAAGCAATCCGATGTAGAAAGCGGTGATATAGCTATCGTTTTTACTGATTTTGACGAATCTACAATAAAGCGAGTTATAAAAAAAGGAGAAAAGATAATTCTCCGCCCTGAAAATCCAAATTATAAAGAGAAGGAGTATGATTCTGTTAGAGTCGCCGGAAAAGTTTTATGGGCTAAAATAGATTTATAGCGAGGTGTTAAAATTGAGTTGTGATTATATGCAATTAAGTTTGTTGGATGATGATTTAAAAAGAATCGTTTATTTAGAAAACTTAATTTGCGAACACAAATTACTAATAAAACACTGCATTAAATATCGCGCCATAAAGACGATTCTCACGCCTGTAATTTATTTATCTTTGCTTTCAATACCTTTAACTTTGTTTTATTACTTTATGAACAAACATTATGTTATGTTTTCTTTGCTTTTAATATTTATCGTTTCTACATTCGATGTTTATAGGTTTGTAGAAAAAGATAACAGTTTTTTGTTGGATGTTTTTAGTGTAGATAATTATTCTGAACAGATCAGAAAATCTAAATTATTAATACAAAAAGCAAGCAAAGAAGCCGATATTAGAAAAAGAGGGGAGCAGCCATCAATAAATGAAATTTTACTATCGTTTAGTGGAGAAAAAATTTTTTTGTAGAAGGAAGGTGACAGTATGAATGGTGCAGCGTATGCAAGATATTCAAGTGACAATCAACGGTCCGAATCGGCAGAAGCACAATTGGAAGCAATCAATAGGTATGCTGCTCTTAACGGAATCAACATTGTGCGTACCTACATAGACGAGGAAATGACCGCGACAAAAGACGATAGACCGGACTTCCAGAAAATGATTAAAGAATCTGAAAAGCATTTGTTTGATGTGGTGATTGTGCATAAGTTAGATAGATTCGCCAGGAATAGATATGATTCAGCGATCTATAAAAAGAAACTTAAAAACAATGGCGTTAGGGTGCTATCTGTTGTTGAAAAGCTCGACAATAGCCCGGAAAGTATCATTATGGAATCCATGTTAGAGGGTATGGCAGAATACTACTCTGCCAACCTTCGCCGGGAAGTCTTAAAGGGTATGCAATCAAACGCCAGTAAAGGACGCATAACCGGAGGAAATCCACCCTTTGGTTATGACGTTCTCAAGGATAAGACACTGATCATAAACGAAAGAAACGCCGAAGCGGTAAGAAAGATATTCGAAATGAAGCTACAACAAAAGCCGCTTGAAGCAATCTGCAAGTGGCTTAATGAACGCGGTTATTCAACATGGACCGGTAAACCTATGACCAATGGCACAATACGGTCCATCCTCAGAAATGAAAAGTACAAAGGTGATATGATTTACAACAAAACTTCCAGGTCTGTATTCAGGGATGGAGGATATTTCAATAGCGAGTCTGATTACATGGTTTACAAAGGTGTTATTCCTCCAATAGTCTCAGAAGAAACGTTTAACTCAGTTCAATCTATGTTTAAGAAGGTGAATAATATGAACAAAGCAAACGAAATCTATCTGTTATCGGGTAAAATCTTTTGCGGTAAATGTGGCGGCAGCATGGTGGGTAACAGGCGTAAGATCAACGCCAAGAAAAAGAATGCCGGGTCCTATTATTCAGACTATCAATGTTTTAACAGAAAACGCACTAAGAGTTGTGATCAGAAGGCTATAAAAAAAGAAAAGATCGAGGAATTAATCCTCGACCACCTTGAAAGATTTGTGTTTTCTGATAGTGCTGTTGACTCAATGGCAAATAGACTCTATGACAAATACGTTGATATGAAAAAAGACTCAAAGGACACCGCAAAGATATTTCAAAAGAAACTCGACGAAACGCAAAAGAAAATCGACAAGCTCATTGACGCTATTACAGAAGGATTAAACGTAGGGTCTGTTAAAGAGCGCCTTGATTCCCTTGAGGTCCAAAAGTATGAGTTGATCTCTATGATCGACGATGAAAAAAGCCGGGCAGCTTCATCACTCTCTATTGATGAAATAAAAAAATACCTCTCCATAGGGAAAGGTATCAAGTTTAAATCAATTGAGGAACAGCGTTCGATCATCAGTCAGTACGTTGATAGAGTAATAATCCACGATGATCATGTGGACATTGACCTCTATCTAACGCCTGACGGATTCGAACGTGGATTAGAGTGGTGCGCCCGGAGGGACTCGAACCCCCGACCAACTGGTTCGAAGCCAGCGACTCTATCCGACTGA